GTGGTCTGATCCAGCGTGGCTGAGTTGGTGTACAGCGCCAGATAGAACGTATCTGAGGCAAAGTTGATCGTGCCGTTGGCAAGCCCCGACCGCAGCGTGTTGCAAGAGAAATTTCCGGTGAACGCCACTCAGATCACCTCAAAACTGTTGGATTTGGCGCGGTTCATTTTGGCAGGAATCACTTGCAGATTTAGAGGCACATGTAACCCCGACACAAGTTTACCCTGTAGGGGCAGCACATGATCCACCTGAAACGAAATGCCAAACAACTTAGTTCTCAGCGCGGCCAACTCATAGGCTTGTTCCATCAACCAATGGTCGTCTTCTGTGAGCCACGCGGGGGTGCGCTTCAACTCAGCAGCGTGCCGCTTGGCTTTTATCTTGGCGTAAATATGCAGGTGTGTTTTTTGGTACGCCCGCTTCTTTGCGTTCACGACATCAACATTTTCCGCGTGATATTTTCTGGTAGCGGCCTTGATCTTTTCCGCAAAACGGCTGTACTGCGTTTTGTTGTGCTGCTGCACTTTGGCGGGGTTCTCTATCCGCCATGCCTTCAACCGCTCTGCACGACACACAAGGCACTCCCCGTTAGTAGCGCGACGAGGAGCAACATGCCCGTGCTGGCACGCCTTCCCAGTGAAGTACTGGGCGTCTCCTTTTGCAATCGCTGCTTTACGGGTTGCTTCCATCATTTGACCCCGTTGTTCTGTGGTAACGGTGCCTGACGATACTGGCCACTACGATATGCGTCCGATCTCTCAAGGCCATCGCCAAGCCTGGAAGCAAGCGCCAATGCCTCTTTGTACTTGGTTTCATAGTAGCCCATCATGTCCGCTTCACTCTTCATGAAAATGGCTGCCTCAACCAGGGAGCCGTACAACAACACCGTGTCAAAGTTATCACCCAGCCAAGTCTGGCCATCAGCGGCAACCGTGATCGACTCAGGGTAATAGTAGTAATGCAACTCGACATCATAGGCCGCATCAGGTGTCGGCCCGAGGATGAAACTCAACTCGTCAGAGATGACTGCGCCTGAAACTGTCGGCCCAAACAGCGCATAGTACTTTGGCGTCCCGGTGTCGTTTGGCGACGGGTATGCCTGCCGGATGAAGTTCACATCCTTGTTGAGCAGGTACTCATACGACCCCGTGTTGAGGTTGCCGCCCGTCACGCCCGTGATGACCGCCAGCGAATAGACCGACAGGAAATCATTGGGGCACGACAGGTACTTGTTGCTGGCAGACACCGAGCCCGTGACGTTCTTGCGCAGGGATGGGAACTGAACCGAGTTGTAAATGCGCTGCTCTGCCTGTTGAACGAAGACAGGGATATTCGCCACGAACTCCGTTTCGTAGTTCTGGGTGTAGTCCTGAATTGCAGCAGACAGGGCAGCGTAGTTCATGCCATCGGACCCCTAGCCATCACACCTTTGGTTGCGCAGCCCGTGCCACGGATTTTGATACCGCTGGTTTTAGTGGGCGGGTAGTCCTGGCTACGTGTGTTAGCCACAGACACATTGGCCTTGCGCATGGTTGTCTTGGCAGGCTCTTCACCCACCACGACAGACGGATATGGCTTGGGAGATTTGTACGTTGCCATCTCAGGCTCCTTTGCGGCCAGGGCTACGCTGGTTCATGACCTTGGCCATGTTACGCCCGTACTTGAGCATGTCGGCGTTGGTCTTTCCACCGGCCTTCATCTTGGTCAGGGGTTTGCCGGGGTGCATGGCTTTCTCGTGTTTATGCACAGCCTTCTTTGCGTCCATCATGATCGACTCCTTATGTCGTTGCAACCGTAATTGTGCCCAAATTTACTGTCAGCACCAAGTTGTTTGGTGTTAGAGCAGCATCAAAAAAGCTCGCTCCGCCAACCGGATTCCAGCCCCACTGAAAAATACGGCTACCGCCTGTGGCCGTACCGTCCTCGTCCGGGTCCGTACCGCTGATGTTTGAGAGCTGCAAACCACTGTTGCCCCCCAACCGATACGTGATGTCCGGCCTGGGGTTGCGCACAGCCTGCGGGTCTTCCACAGGGTACATACCCAACTGAAGCTGCGGATGGTCGGGGTCCCAGCAAGCCGGGCACACCAACATGTTCACGTTCTTCGTCTTGAGCGTGTATGTCTTGAGCTCCTTGAGCTTGAAGCGAAAGTTGCAGCGGTCACACTGCGCAATCGCAAACTTGCCGGACGAAAAACGATTGGGCATTAGAACGCCCCAGCGATGTACTGCCTGCGCGGCACGAACCGCACAGCCGCCTTCTCATGGTCTTCTTGCGACGCCAAGTCCCAAGCCTCGTCATACTGCTGCTTGAGCACACCCAGACGATCCATCGCTCCGGGAACCTTGAGCGCCATATAGTACGACAACCCCGCCGTCATGCAGGGGATGAACCGGAACGGCACATCCATCACGTTAACACCGCCACCAGCGTCCTGCACCCGGCGCATGCGCCAGTACACAAACTGGTACGTTGGGTTGCCCACAGTGCCTTGATCCGGCGTTGGCCAGACCGTAACGCGGGGGATATTGTTGACGTACACCGCAGTGCCGACAGCAGGGGTGGTCTGGCTGGTGCCGTTTTGAGCCCGAAACACGCCGCCAAGCTGCGTGCTGCTGTTGATCCAGCCGTAGTAGATCGTCTCGGTGCCGATGTTCAGGTAGCCCAGCGTGGGTAAGTTGGCTGTGGAGGACAGCGTCAGGGTCTGGGCCCCCGCGTCTGCGCTCTGGTATGTGTATCCTGTGGGAGACACTTGGCCATCCAACCGCTGCACCCAGACCTGAATCGGACGAGCTTGCGTCAACTTGTTGGGGATCGTGGCGTAGGTAGAAACACTAATACGCGTGATCGTCAGGTCGGCCTGATTGGACTGCTGGTTGGGCTGCGTGCGGATCACATGATCGAGCAGGTCCACGGTATCGTTGGGCAGCGTGTAGGTGTTGAGCCCTTGAACAAGTGGGATAGTGCCCTGCTCAAACGTCCACATATTGATGCCACGGTTGGCCCAGTCTGCGAACATCAGGTTCAGGGAACGCCGGGCCGTCTTGAGATCGTAGCCCGTACGCAACTCCGAGCCCACGCGCTCAAACGCCTCCTCGACGATCTCGGTCAGATCGAGGTTGAAACCTGCTGCGCCTGATGTGGTGGCCATTACCTATACCTCGCCGTCTTCGCCGCCACTTTGGGCGGCTGCTTCACAAACTGCTTCCCGGCCTTCTTGCCTGCCCGCTTGGCACGGGTCGTAGCGGCATACTCAGCGGGGCTGAGCGCCTTGATGGCGTTCTCGGGCAGATATCGCTCCCCCGTCTTGGAAGACGGTTTGCCGGACTTGGTGCGCCACTTCTGCGCGCCCCAGTCCTTGAGCGACTGCTGCGGGTCTTTCATACCATTTTGCCGCGTGTTTTGCCACGTTGGCAGCAGCCATCGGCACGGCTGGACGCTGTCTTGCCGCCTTTTTTGTAGTCGTCACTTGTGCGTGGTGTTCTATCTTCAGGAACCTCGTACCTTGATCTTGAAGAAGGAAAATTAATTTTTCCAGAAATTTCTGGCTCGTAATCAAGCTTTTCTTTGTAGTCCTTGGCGCTTCTTTTGCCTGTGACTCTTGGCCCAAAATTAAACCCGGAGCCACCACCGCCACCGACACCGCCTTTGCCGCCCTCTGTACCGAGCAGCATCTCGTCCATTGGCTTGCGCAATCCTTTTGGCATTTTCAATACTCCTCAGTCTCGATACCCGCCGCCAGCGGCTTTGTACTTTTTGGCCACAAGCTGCGCTTTACGGGCCGACCACTGGCCTGCTCCGGTGCCGTGAGTTGCCGCTGCCTTGACTTGGCTCACAATCCGCTTGCGCAGCTCCGGTTTGGTGTAGTTGCCAGCCGCGTTGACCTTGCCGCCTTCTGCATACTGCGTGAAGTCGGTGTCGTCCCTGCGGGCTTTACGTTTGGGCCCGGGCATCTTGCTGGGGTTGATGGCCCCCATGCCACGGCTGGACATCATTTCAGTACACCTTGGCAGCACGAGCGCCGCGAGCTTTGCCCCAACCTTTGACAACACCGCCATCTTTTTTCAAGAAGTTGGGAGGCAATGTTTTTGCAAGAGAGTCAGTGCTGGCCTGAAGGCGCTCAAACGCCCTTTCGCGCTCCAAATCTTCCTCTGGGTCGCGTTTAAATGGGCTGCCCAAATCAACAACCGTTGGCTTTGCAAACTCACTGGCAACATAGGCCGCGCCAAGACCCCCAAGGACTTTGGCCGCATCGCCAAGTTTTTTCTTTCTCGACATGGTTACACCATCTTGCCACGGGTGTGGCCCTTAGTGATGCAGCCATCGGCGCGAGTTACACCACCCTTGGCCCGTCGCTGCGTGGACGGCGGGGGCGGGGGAGGCGGCGTGGTGCTGGTAAGGGAGCCCATATAGGCGCTTTCCAGCTTGGGGGCCATCTGTTTATCCTTTTCCTCCTGAATCATTTGCTGTTCAGCGGGGGTCAGGATTTGCTTGGGTTTTCTGGTCTTTTCCGACATGGTGTCCCCTTAGTACATCTTGCACTTGGTTTTGCCTTTGGAGGCAATGCCGTCGCCGCGCTTTGACGCAGAAGACATTCCGCCAGAAGCCATCTTTTTCGGCTTGGCACTTGTTTTGCCCCCCCGTTTAAACTCAACGTTTGCTTCTTCTTCGTCAAACTTTTTGGTTCGTTTAGACGCTTCATTTGCCCTGGCAGTTGAAGTTGATTTTGTGCTTTTTAAATTGGTGGGAGTTTGACCGCGACGAGCAGCATCCGTCCGGGCGGCCTGTGCAGCAGAAGCCCTTTGAAGAGCGCCCCTTGCGGTTGCGGCTTCAACTGCGGCATTTCCAAATCCGGCAAGTCTGGTTGGCCCAAAAGCAGCCAAAATGTTTGCCATATTCCTTGAGAACTCGTTGCCCGTCACTTGCCTTCCGCCAGCGCCTGTAGTGTTTGCGCCAGTAGGAATCTGATTAATTAATTCCTCTCTTGTCATTGGACGGGACCTTGGGACTACTGGACGCGATCTTGGATCAACATCAACCCTTCCAAGACCATGACCGCGCATAGCTTCTTGTCTAGCCACATTAGGAACGCGCCGCCTATACGCATCTATATCTGCCTGCGTGTACCCAGGGTCACCCATACCCCTAACAACAGCGGGTGCGGCGCGGACAGTGCCAGCAGCAGGACTGAGCCCGCGAGTGACAACTGGCGCAGCGGCGGCGGCAGGTCCACCCATGACGACTGGCGCAGCACCAGCGGAGCCGGGGCTACCACCGGGGTAATACACATCTCCGTATTCATTTAGATTGGTGCCGACATCAGCAAACCGACTAATGTCGCCATCATCAAAACTGGCCGCAGGTCTTTGAACTCTTGCGCCCTGAGCCATATCCGCTTCAGGATACGGCATATCAACTGGCACCCGAGCTTCTGCGGGCGGGCGGTCAGTCCCGCGATAGTCCACAGGGACTTCGCTGGCGGGGCGCTCTCCTGGCTTGCGATCACGCCCTGGGCCAAAGAAGTTATACCCAAAAGCGCCAAGCGCGGCTAAACCAGCAAGCTCTGCTGCGCGAATACGTCTTTTAGCCATGTCGGCCTCCAATTAGCAGGCGTAGCCGCCTTTTTTCATGCCCAGAGGTTTAGATGTACCCATCTTGACCATAGAGCCTTTGGTCTTGCCCTTCGTTGCAACACCGTCTTTGCTCGGTGCGGCGGTGCGGACAGCGCCCATCTTGGCAGTGGTGATGCCGCCGTTGGCCATCTTTTTAGCGGCCCCGCCGTACTTCATGCCAGCTTCTTTCATCTCATGCTTGATCATGGACTTAGGCGCGCCCTTCTTCTTCATGAAGGACACTTCCTTTTTCATCATCTCTTTCGACTCTTTCATGTCACCACCCCTTGCAAAAAGTTCCATCTTGCCTTGATTGGTCTTGGGTCTGTTGATCGCCTGTGAATCTGCACGGGTACCAGACCTAAACCGCTTGCCCTTGTCTGCCTTCATGAATTCTTTTCCAACAGACTGCGGGATTCCTACGCGCTTGGCGGCGGCGGGATTGTTGGCCACCATCGCCATCAAGTTGTGCTGTTCTTTACTTTTGCTTGGCATCGTCAGCTTTCTTTCTGCGGAAAAGTGTGTAAAAGTCTTTCCCGGTGGCCATCTCGTAAATACGCATGGCACCAACGATTGCGCCGATCAAGCCAAACAGCGGCGTGAGCATATTCAAAAAAGCGCCAACCGTGCTGAAGATTGCCACCACATCCAGCACGTTTTTGACGGTATCTGTGTTCTCGCTCATGTCAGCAATTCCAAGCCCGCAGGCTCTTGTTGATGCGACTGTTCGGGTCTTTCTTGGCCTTCTCGCCGGTCAGCTTGGCCTTCATCCCAGACATCCTGGCACAGAAGGAGTCGCGGCGTGCTCCGCCTTGGGGCTGTGGGGGCTTGAGCCCCGGCTTGCCCGGATTGGCTTTGTTGTAGGAGGCTCGCCCCTTGGCGTTGAGTCCGCCCTTGGGGTTCTTGCCTTCCTTGCGCTGCCATGCTGCGGTCTTAGCCATAGAACAAAGTGGTTGTTACGTTGGCGACCAAGCCAACAAAAATGCCATCTTTGGCCAAAATTCCTTCGCCCGGGACCACCACAGGAAACGCAGTCGCGTTGTACGAATCTGCTTCCATCAAAATGTCAGCGTACATCGACACCGCAGGAGACCCGGTGATGGTGCCACTGGCAGAGTCCGTTACCGTGAACGTATTGGCGTCTGAAACCGTGACCGCATAGATGTTGTCTGTCGCAGTGCCGCCTGTGCCCGCAGAAAAGTCCAACCAAACGCGGTCCCCAGTAGTG